CTAATAATTTATTTTCTAATTCTTTAACTTTTAATAATAATTGATTATTTTCATTAATTAAATCTTTACTATTACAAGGATTTTTTTTATTTATATGTAATAAATAATTACATTTTTGATTAAATTCTTTATTACATTTTTCACATTTATAATTTATAATATTAGTATTGTCATTTGTATTGTTAACAATATCTTCATTTGTATTTTCATTTGTAATACACGATTTTTTTCTGTTAATATGTGATAAATAATTTGATTTTTGATGAAATTCTTTATTGCATTTTTCGCATTTATAAAAAACCATAATAATTATATTAATATTATTTTTTTAACTTAATTTATCTTTTAAAAATGAAAACTTAATTAAAAAAAATAAGTTTTCATTCTTTAATATTCTAATTATTAAAACATATATACCTTAAAAAAATAAGTTTTCATTAAAAATATAAGTTTTTAGTATATAATTCCAATTTTATAATGTTTATATTCTTTTAAAATAAAAAAATAAGTTTTTCTTCTCCCAGAGAGAGAGATTTTTTTTGAAAAAGTTTGTATCCAAATTGTCATTAATTATAATTTTTTACAATTTGTAATAATTCATTTCTATCACCTTGAAAATATTCTTTACCATCATTTTTTTTGATATTATTATGGTTTGAAAAACATTTAATTTAATTTCTAATTCTAATAATTTATTTTCTAATTCTAATAATTTATTTTCTATTTTTTTAGTATTATTTTTTTCTTTTATTAATAATTTATTCTGTGATTTTAAATTTATATCATTATATGTAATAAATAATTACATTTTTCACATTCTCGCAGCGTGGCTGCTTGCCAGTCTGCTAGAGAATGCTAGCGGAAGAAAACTGCACGGGACATTTATAAATAATAATATTATTATTATTTATAAATACATGAAATTAAATTATTAATATGTTTTAAATAATTTGATTTTTGATGAAATTCTTTATTGCATTTTTTGCATTTATAAAAATACCATGTTTATTAATTAATTTAACAAACAAATTAATTAATAAAAAAGAATATATATGTTTAACTTTTAGCTTCTGCTTCTGCTGTTTCTGTTGTTTCTGCTGTTACTGGTTCTTTTCCTTTAACAAACTCATAAATAAGAAAAAGTATTGCAACAAAGCTAAATATTATACATATACTTCCGAATGCAACAATATATTTTGCTATTTCAAAATCATTTATACAATTAGAATATGGACAATCAATATCAGTACAAATATTATTTTGATGCATTTTAAGACCATATATAATTAATATTATATTACTAGCAATTGTAAATAAGATTGCAATAATAATAAACATAATATAATGATATTTTTTAGATTCCATTATTTTGTTCCAATTATAACCTAACATAAATAAACTTATAGCATTAGCAATTAATCCTATACTTCCAAAACTTAATATAAATTCTCCTGCTTGTTTATCATCTTTAGATATTTTACCATCTTTAATTTTATTACCATAATGTATAAATACTGCACCAGATGCAAATAAAAATAATAATATAAAAATTTTAACAATTAAACCTATAATGATTAAATTACCCTTAGACATATATATATATATATATAATAAAAAAATTAAAATTTATCAGTTAATATATTTAATATTTTTACACATTAGTTTATTGGATTATTTTATTTATTGTACAGGGGATGGCACTCTAGAGCCATCCCTCTCTAGAGCCTGTTGGCTAACTGTACAATAACATATCATATGTTATATTATTATCGATGATATCTGTATCTAGCACCGTTTTATTATAATTTGTTAACAAATCTAAAGGAAAGAAAGCATCACATTCAATATCTTCTTTTATTTGCGTCAAGTAAATATTTTCACAATCTTTATGTTTGATAGCTTCCTTATATATTTCAGACCCTCCGATAACAAAAACATTGTGAACATCTTTTATGTTATATGACATGTTAAGTGCAGAATTGAAATCATGCGCAATCATAATACATTCGTCTGGTGCTAATGTATTACTAACGACTATATTTACTCTATCTTTTAAAGGTTTGTTACCGATAGATTGATATGTCCTCCTGCCCATAATTAAAACATTAATTTTATCCTTTGGTCTCATCATGGTTAATTTATAAAACTGTTTTAAATCTAACGGGGCTTTCCACGGGATATTCCCATTTTTTCCAATACCACCTTTTAAAGTACATGCCACAATAATATGAAACATTATGTTTATATTTATATTTATATTTATATATTTATATATTTATATATTTATATATATATAAATTCAATTTTTTATATAAAAAAAATTAACAACTTTCTATTTTATAAATAAATATTTAGTTTTATAATTATTATTACTTGATTTTGCATTGATCATTGCTTCAGTGTCATTGATCATTGCTTCAGTCCATATATTTTATTTTATATTGTCTGTTTTTTATAAAGATTTTTGTACAGTCTCATAATGAGACTCTAGAGAAGAGTGACTCTATAGAGTCACTCCCTGTACAATATAAATAAAATAGAACTTTGCTATAATCCGCATATTATATAAAAAAAATTAAAAACTTTCTATTTTATTTGCTATGATGCGTGGATTATTTTTTTCAATTAATAATTGACCCTCTATCTTAAAATCATATGTGCAATTGTGAGTTTCAGGATAACGACATTTTGTACATAATTTTTCAAGACCGCATTTACATTTGTATGGAATAATATTTACTTTTCTTTTATTACAAAAATCACAAGTAGACATTATTATATAAATATATATTTTAAATTAAAAATATATATTTATAATGCTATGCATGCTGGTGTGCCATTATGTATAACTCTTTTACTTAATATCCATTTATTACTATTACCATAATGACTAAACATATAATTATTATCAATATGTTTAAATTTAATAACAATTAAATACAAATTCATATTTTTATTATTATGATACCAATATGGTATCATATCACTAATACCAGATATTAGATTTATTGGTGTATTGTGATTATTAAAATTATCTTTTAAAATTGGTTTTTTACATCTAATTTTTTCTTTTGTAGTATCTTTCCATCGTGTAATCCAATAATATATACTGTTAATATCATTTTTAACATCCATAACAAATTCGTGTGGTTTTTTTTCTAATTTAAAATCTGTTTTTAACAAATCTATAAATTTATTATTAGGGTCGTGATCAAAAATATATTTTATTATTTCTTTTCTTGTTTTATATGTGTTCACTAAGTCAATTAATTTTGTTTTATTTAAAGACAATACTTTATTTCTCCATTCATTTAATCTTTTTAAATAATCATTATAATATTTCATGTATTTTTCTTTTTCAATTAAAAATTTTGTGAATTTTGTATTTACTTTATATTTTGGTTTTTCGGGTCCTTGAACTTTAATTAAATTTATTTTGACATAATCATTTAATAAAAAATCACAATCATTTAAACATATTATATTGTTGTTTAAAATTTTATTAACATACTGTGTTAATTTAGTAGTTGATAATTCACCACAGAATGGTATTCCTTTGATGATTCCGTAATCATTCACTCCTAAATAAAACTTTGCTTTTGGGATTTTTGAATTCCAAAACCCGCATGCATATTTGGGTAGAAATATTTTTATATATTTTTTTAAGTTTTGTAATACATCTTCATTAAAGTCAAAAATATTACTATGACAGTATTTTTCTGCTAATTTATTATCAATACTGATACCTGCACAATTAAATGTAAATTCTTTGTATTCTTTACTTAAATTTTCAGGTCCTATATGATCATTAAAACTAATTTGCATACTATTACTTTTTAATAATAACAACAAATATTTAATAATAATAATATTCAGTTTTTTTTTATATTATATTATTATCAAATGGCTAGATTGGATATATATTTAGCAAGTAAATTAATTAATAACGAATTATTTTATGATATTACAAAAGATGGTTTTTTCTCTATAACGCTTCCTGAAAAAAATGTCAAATATTGTAGTGATTGTATATATTTTGAAGATATATGTTTTTATATAAATAATCGTGTCAAAATGCCAAATTCATCGTATACAATATATAATGCATATAATACTAATTATGGTAAGAGAGAGCATTTAGAAGATAATACATTATTAATAAAACAATTAGTATTATTATTAAAATTTACGAATCCTAATAAAAATTATGCTACAAAAGAAATAAATACAAATAGTTTTATTGTTAATATCAGATAAAACTATATTTATTTAAAAAAATAGAGTTTTACAAATATTATAAAAAATAATATGCAATATAATATGAGACATAGTATAGATCAGAATTCAATAAAACTTGAAGAAATTATATTAGATCCAAATAATAATAAACATAGGATAACAATAACACCTCAAGAACAGACATTTGAAGATATAAATATTATATGTTCAAATGCATTAGATATATTAGCTATTTATTTAAAAGGACAAAAAATTATATATATGGAGGCAAAAACATATTGCCAACAAATTTTAAATTGTTTGATGTTACCAGCTATTTTTATTTCGGTATTAATTATTATTTTTAGTATCGTATTCAACAATTACATTTATGGCAATATTATTTTAGCATCGTTATCAGGTCTAAATTCTTTTATATTATCAATTATATCATATCTAAAATTAGATGCAAAATCTGAATCACATCGCATATCTTCGTATAAATTTGAGAAATTACAAACATTATGTGAATTTAATTCCGGAAAAATATTATTTTTTGGGTACAAATTAGATAAAACAAATGAAATTGTTGAGCATATTGAAAAAGAAGTGATGGATATTAAAGATACGAATAAATTCATTGTCCCTGAAAATATTAGATACAATTTTAGAAATATATATTCAACAAATATATTTTCAATAGTAAAAATGTTAAAGAATGAAGAAATTAATTTATTTAATAGATTAATAATAATAAATAATAATTTATTAAAATATCATGAAGAAAATTTACTTGCTGAAAAAGAAAAAATAGTTAGAGAAATAAATTTATTTAGAAATAAATATTTAGATATTGATAAACAATTTAATCTTGAGATAGAAAAAAATATTGAAAAAATTAGTTGTTTTAGTTGGTTAAAAACATAGTTTGTAATAAATGATAAATTTAATTATTATTGGCGCGCGAAGACATGATATAGAAATACCTGAAGACTATAAGGAATGGAATAATACAAACCAAGCAAGTTATTATGTTCTTAAACAACTACTTTTCGAAATTAAAAATATGAAAATATTATGTTTAGATGGTAATTATCCGAGTAATATTGATGATGATATTCGATATGTGAAAGAATATTACGATGTATCAGAAACAAAATATTTTGATATAGATTCACATAATATTATAATTGAGTTTTGTAATTTATTGGATGAGAACTGGTGTTGTTCCAAAACAAATTATCATGTATATGACAAAAAATACAATATTAGTTATATAGCATGTGGTTGTTGTTGGAACGATGGCTTTCCTGTAGATACATTAAAAACAATGATCCAACATAAATTATACACGCCATTTGATCCAATGAACATTACCAGTTATTTAACATCCATAAGTTATTCAAAATATGATACAGAAAACATTAAGCCATTCTATCAAGGTATATATCAAATATTAGGTACTTTAATGTTTCGCGGATATTCACAAAACTATAAATTAGAAGAGCCATTACGAGAATTATTTAAAATAATTGATGCGCCGTTAAATTCATCATATAATAATGAATTTAAAATGTTTATAGATGGGAGTATTCATTGGAATCAATTATCTAGAGAAATTAGATTATTGATGACAAAATATATTTATAATATAGACATTAAATAATTTTAAATTTATTAATATTTGTTTTTATATCTTTATCTAATTTATTAATATTAGTTTTTATATCGTTGTCTAATTTCTGTAGATTCAACATAAAATCTTCACTAAAATTATGTAAATTAGTATTAAAATTAGCTATATTTATATTTATTTCTTTAGAAATATCGTCTATAGAATCTAAAACTAGTTTTATTGTCATATATATAACAACACTTTTTTATAATAATTTTTATTAAAAAAATTGAAAAAAAAATATTAATTTATAACAAATTAATATAATTATAGATTAAAATATATAGGTGTATAAAAAGATGAAAACATTAGTTGTATCGCGGATTACTACCGGATGGATGAGTATTATAACTATATTAATGACTATGATAAGCATAAAATCAACAGGTAATACTTCATTTTATAGATTTGGACCACAATCAGACTTAATCATACTTGGTTTTACGATAGATACACCGGAAAAATATGCACTAGTTGTATTGTATGCACTCATTAACACTGCGATACGATCTATGAATCATAATATAGTGACACCATGGATAACGCTAAATGTACAGAACACAAACGAACCCGTTGCACAAAGTACGGTGGATAATACTCAACGAGAACAACGAGAACAATACGAGATATGTATTTTTAATACTATGTATTCATGGTTTGATTGGCTTATATACATTCATATGCTTTTAGCACAGGCTGATATGGTTTTAATAGAAATGACAACGGATGTTGTTGCAACTTGCATTGTTACTCATTGGTATATAAAAACAAGACAAAACAAGACATATAGGTTATCTCAGAGACAATCCTTACAGGATATGCTATACTCATATGAAGAATCATTGGTTTAGATATTAAATAAACAAAAAAAATTGAGGAAAAAAATCATTAGTGAATCCATTATTATTTATATTAGTGCTTACAACATGATGTCTCTTACTCCCCTCACATCTCCTCGCACAAATAACTCTACTAACGCGATTGCACCTCCTGACATTTATGAGGAGCGCAATCTTGCCCGCAAACGTGCCCGTGAAATGGCTCGTGAACTGGCTCTTGAATGTGCCCTCACATCTCCTCGCACAAACAACTCTACTAACGTGTTTGCACCTCCTGACATTTATAAGGAGCGCGAACTTGCCCGCAAACGTGCCCGCGAACAGGCCCTAGAACGCGCCCTCGAAGCTATATCACTACAGTAAAAAAACTTATTTTTTCTGAATATGGATTAGCCTGAGTTTATGTACTAGCCTTGTACAAGGAGATATACATTTTTACTTTATAAAAATTGAGAAAAAAAAACATTAGTAAATTCATTAATTATTATATTAATGAAAAAAAAATGCTTACTCCTATTACCCCTAGGGCTATGTCTCCCCTACTCGAACCACCATCAGTGGTAAAAATAAACCGTACTCCCCTCGGAGAGATCAATTTCAACTCCTCTTCTGTTGCAAAGAAGTTGGTTTATACGGATATGTAATAAATTTCATCAATTTACTTTATAAAAATTGAGAAAACAACATATTGCAAAATCCATTATATTAAAATGTAAGTGATTACAGGCTCCACGGAATTTTGTTTCAGATATGGATTCGTATAATTCGGATTTGGATATGGATCCGTATATTGATTCAGATATGGATTCAGATACGGATCTTGTATGTCAGGCGTATAAGCCTTCACGTAAGCGGCGCCCAAAGCCAGAGTTACCTTGTCTACCTGGAATAGGACTAGGAAGCGCATTTTAATTTATAAAAATTGAAAAAAATATATATTTGAAATTTTATTATATTATATAAATGATTAGAAAAAATGCCAGCCATTCAGACACCTTATTCTACAAACAATGAAAACCCGCGTATGTTGCCTTTACTTAAACTACCTGGTCCTATTCCGAAACATAACTGTACAAGGAATTGTTGCGATGAGTGGAATATAAACCGCTGGATGCTTAAGAATAAGAAAAAACTTACTGTATAAAAGGCTATGTTTTATTAATAAAATAATAAATCAAACAAGATAATAATATTAAAAATAAAATAAAATAAATTAAATCATGTTTTTTGCCATCTAAATTATTTAATATTACTCCATTTATTGTTTTATTTGTTTTATCATTACATAAGTTACATGTATTATTTTTATAATTACAATATGATAATGGCATGCATCTATAATTAACATTATTTTTGTAGTCAATATAACAATTATTAGTTTTTGAAGTTTTCATTTTACCATTTTCATATGTATTTAATTTTTTATTATTAATATAATTAATTATTGCATTATCACCATTTAATTTATTTCTTGTATATTCTTTATTTAATAATTCATTAATTAATTCAAAAATTTCATCATTATAATATTTTTTTTTATTTGAATGTCTAAATGCATAATTTGTTAATGATGATTTAACAGTTATATTTAAGAAATTACTATTAATATCTTTTAATTCATTAATTTTTAATTGTAATATTTTTGAATCATTATTAATATAAAATGTAATATTATCACTAATATCATTATCATATATATTAACAAAACTATTACTACAATCTAATGTACATGTACCATTTTTTAAACAACAATATCCAGGATTACATCTATAAATTTGATTATCTTTAACTCCGCATATATTTAACGAAGAGTCAGTAACAAAATTATTTCTATCATATTTATATTGTAATGATTTAAAACCGTTAAATTTACTATTCATATTATTACAATATAAGTCACCTTTACCACATATTTCATCTTTTGAACAACATTCACCATCAGGACATATTTTATCGCGACATGTACCATCTGTGGACACTCTATTTTTTTTATAATTTTCGAATGCATAATTACCATGATAATTATTACTTGGATCAGCAAACTCGCAATATTCGTATCCGGATCCGCATTTATTTCGAAAACAGCAATCATTTGTATCACATTTAAATATTTTATCATTTAGTTCTCCGCAAAAACTAATGTTATGATCAAAATTATATTTTTCAAGAGCATTTGCGCCATTGTTTTCTTTTTTATTATTCTCAATACTACAAAAATCAGAACCATAACCACATATGCCTTCTTTAGAACAACATTGTTCAACCGGACATTTGGAGTCTGTACAGCCTGTCTTTATAAGACAGGCACTAGTGTCTCTTTTAGAGTCAGTACAGTCTGTCTTTATAAGACAGGCACTAGTGTCTCTTTTAGAGACAGTACAGTTATTATTATTTGTTGAAAGCTTGCTATTTATATATTTTTCAATTGATTTAATACCGTTTAATTTAGTAGTTTTTTCATTTTCTAAATTACATTTTTCTAAATCTAATGTACATATATTATTTTTTGAACAACATTGTTCAGGAGGGCATTTATATATATTTTCTTCATCGGTATTAAATCCACATATTAAATTTTTTGTGACAGTAATTTTATCAGCATCATACATATTTTGTAATTTTTCATTTATTTTTTTTTTATATTCTTCTAATGCATCTTTGTCACTAAAATGAATTTTATTTATTACTCCAATATCATTTAAATTAATATCATTTTCATAATATTCTGCGTGTGTTATATAACAATGATCTTTACTAGTTCCACACTCTCCATCTTTTGAACAACATTCTCCTTTGGGACAAACTTTATTATTATTTTTCAATCCACATTTACCATCTTTTGTTTTTTCAATTTGTTCAGTCAGTTTTGTAAAGCCAGGCTTTACAGTCTCTTTCTGAGACTGTACATCTCTAGAAGTATTAGTTCCATCATATCTTTGTGTCGATACATCTATGTTATTAATATTTAATTGTAATAAATTATCATTTGATTTATCGCAAAAGGAATAATTATTACAATACAAACCATCATTACATTGTATTTGTACTTTATTTTTTAAATCTATTCCACATCTGCCATTTTTTGATAATAATATATTGTTACTATCATATATATATTTTTTTTCATTATTTAATAAAATATTATGTTTATTTATTGCATTATCGCCATTATATAAATCATTTGTATTACAAAAATCAATACCTTCACCACATAGATTATTTATTGAACAGCACTTATTTTGTTGGCATTTTTTATTATTTATTCTACAAATATTATCATCTGATATTTGTAAAGTCATTTATTATTATTATGATAGAAATTTTTTTGTAATTTTTTAAAAAATCATTAATTTGTCTTCTAATTATTTTGTAAATTTTCTAAAAATTCATTAATTAATTGTTTTCTTCTAATTCTTCTAATTCTTTTATTGTTTTAATTTTTTGTACATATTGATCAAAATGTCTAGGTTGGTGTATTTTTGTATTATTTACTAATGATCTTATTATTTTTGAATTATTATTTTTTATTTCAAGTATTTGCGGTGTTCTTGATAATAAATATTTATTTTCCAATTCTGTTTTTGTTAATTTATCAATGTCATCTTTTGTAGGTAAAAAAAATGAATCAAAACCTCTAGTTGTACCTACATCTACTTTATAAATATAATTATCAGCAGGATCATAATCATTATCGCATTCCATTGTAATACCAAACACAATTCTTTTTTTTAAATCAGCAATGCCTCTATATTTATAATCATAATCAATATATTTATTAGGGATAATACGATTTTTATCATCTATAATTATTTCTAATTTAGATTCTAAAACTTCTTTAATATTATTTGATTTTTCTTTATTAATATGATTAAAAGTTGTATTTTTTAAATTATTAAATGTAGATGAACTTTGAACACAATGTCCTATAATAATTCTTATAGTTTTTATATCATCATAAAAAAAATTTTCGCCTTTAATTTTAATTAATAACTGTTTAACATTATTACAAAATTTATCATTATCATAGATTCTTTTTTCTATGTTTTTTTCATCGCCAAAATATCTTGTCCATAATGGTGAATCGTTTTTAACTAATATTTTAATTACTTCTTCAAATTTTGTTTTATTATTTCTATTAATAATATAATTCATTCGATTATAATCATAAAAATTTAAATCATTAACAGGTCCTCCATGAACAAATAAATTGTTATTTATTTTAAATAAAAGATACATACCATCTTCTAACATTAATTTATAACCTTCTTCACCACGCATAAAACATTTAATTCTATTATTATTTCTATAATAATTTGTTTTTTGTATTGTAATTGGATATGAATATCTTTTAATAAAATCTTCACTTCCTATAATATTCATCAATTCGTGATTACCGAACATTTTTATAATTCTACCTCCATTTTTTTGTGCTTGTTTATTAATAGCATTAATAAATCTAAAAATTTTAATTTCAATTTGTGGATATTCATTTAATCCAAGACCATTTTCATACGGACTTTCATCTCTATTCATATCTAAAAAATCACCTATAATTACTATGTGTGTATTACCACCAATCCAATTATAATTTAATGTATCAATATATCCATTGTCTTTTTCTGAAATATCAATATTTAATAAATTTTCTAAATCATGATCTTCTTGATCATTTCTAAAATTTTGTTTTGATATTACCTCGCCGCAATCTCGCAAAGCTATTATTAAACTATGAATATCACCGTGTATATCCGATAAAGATAAAATTCGAGTTTCATCTGGAACTATTAATTCAGATATATTGTCAATGTTAGGGTTACCAGATAAAACTTCGTTCATTATATAATATATAATATATATTAACAATATATAATTGTTATTTAAAAATGTTAATTTATAAAATTTTATATTATTTATATATATGATATATGGTATTATCTTCGATACAAAAAGATATAATATTTCAATACAGAGATAAATCATATATATGCTCAATATTATGTCAACAAACTTCAGATTGGTATAATTTTTTAAAAACAATAACAAATATACCATTAATTTTAATGAGTACTAGTTTGTCTATTATAAATTCATTAGATCTTAAAAATGTTGATATGCGTGTTCCAAATATAGTTATTAATGCGTCATTTGCATTAATATTATCATTAATAAATAATTTTAATATTTCAGAAAAACAAGCAAATTTTAGATCAATGCAATTAAAATATACAAAATTAACACATTATATTGAAGATAAAATAACAAATGAATTAGATAACTGTACAAAAGAAGATATAAGAAACATAATTAATGATTATGATATATTAGCTGAGAATTTAGAATATTCATATCCTGGGTTTATTAGAAAAAGAGTAAAAACAAGATTTTTTGGTAAAAAAACTTTACCAAATATTTTAAATTGCGAGATAGTATTTGTTAATAAAGATAACGACACACCGTTAATTAAGTATTTAAATAGTACAAATGATAAAAAAATATCAATATTAATTGAAAAAAAAAATGATACTGAGAATTATAATGACATTGACAATGTCATTGAGAATGACATTGACAATAATGATATATCAAACAGAACATTATTTGGAACTAATCGGTTACAAAGAGAAGATTCAGGAAAATCATTAAATTATTTAAATAATGATAAAAAAGTATCATTATTAATTGAAAATAATGATACTGATATAAAAAAAACTTATAATATTATAGATCAAATACAAAGAGAAGATTCTCCAGACCAACAAATAACACCAATATCAAAATCAAATGCATCAACATCACCAATATTTAATCATACAAATAATAAAGATTTTGGTCATATTAAATATGTATAATAAACAAAACAATATAAAATAATAATTAATAATTAAAATATAGAATGTGCGGGATATGGTTATCTATTAGCGACGTTGATTATTATCATGAATATAAGAATATTAAAAACAGAGGTCCAGACATGTCTGTTTATCAAAAAATAAAAAATGTTTCGATTGGTTTTCATCGTTTAGCTATTTTAGAACCTAATTTTAATGCAACACAGCCGTATATATATAATAATAAAATTTTAATTTGTAATGGAGAAATTTATAACTTTAAAGAACTAATAAAAGAATATGATTTAACAATTAATAATAACGCAGATTGTTTAACAATCTTACATTTATATGAAAAATTAAAATTTGACGATTTTGTAAAAATTTTTAAAAACAATAAAATAATAGGTGAATATTCTTTTATTATTATTGAATTTGATGAGGAACAAAACTTTAAAAAATTAGTTGCATCAAGAGATCATATTGGCGTAAGACCATTATATTATTATAAAGATGAGGATGAAGTTCGTTTTTCGTCCGAAATAAAAGGTATGAGTAAAGCGGAAGAGTTTCCACCAGGTAACTTTTTTATATATAATTATGATAAAACATATGAATTGATTGACTATAAAATAATTTATGATACAAAACCAATTTATGATAAACCAGAAGAATATTATTTAGAAAGAATTAGGAACGCTGTCATTAATTCAGTAAAAAGAAGATTAATTTCAGACAAACCTTTGGCATTTCTCTTATCTGGTGGAGTGGATAGTAGTATAGTAGCGGCAATTGCAAGTAAATTATTAAATAAACCAATAAATACTTATTGTTGTGGTATGGAAGATGGTACCGATTTAGAATATGCAAATAAAGTTGCTAAATTTATAAATTCGAATCATACACAAGTGATATTTACACCAGAAGAAGCACTTGAAAGTATTAAAGATGTGGTATGGATTACTGAAACATGGGATGTAACGACGATAAGAGCATCTGTAGGACAATATTTAGTTTGTAAATATATTAGTAATAATTCGGATGCTAAAGTAGTATTAGTAGGTGAAGGACCAGATGAAGTATGTTCTTCTTATATGTTTAATTATTATGCTCCTAACGGCGAAGAGTTACATAAAGCTGCAAAAGAGTATGTAGAAAAAATTCATTTGTTTGATGGAAGACGGGCAGACAGATGTATATCTTTTTGTGGCATGGAAGGTAGGGTACCTTATCTTGATCTTGAATTTATTGAAGCATATTGGGAAATCCCACCTGAATGGAGACATCCCAAATATAAAGGTATTGAAAAATGGTGGCTTAGGAAAGCTTTTGATAATCAAGGATATCTTCCCGATGAAGTTTTATGGAGAAAAAAAGATGCTTTCTCTGATGCGATAAGTTCAAAAAAGAAAAGATGGTATGAAATTATTCAAGATTCTCTATCAAATACTTCAAATAATGATAAAAACGAAGCTGAAAGAGAATACTATAAAGGATTGTTTGTTGATTATTATGGAGAAGAGAATCTAAACGTGTTACCGCATTATTGGCAACCCAAATGGATTGCAAATAGTTTTATTAACCCATCTGCTACTATTTTAGATGTGTATGAAGAATAACACTATTCTATATTAAAATACTAAAAGTAACAATAATAGATAAAATATGCATTAAAGTATAATAATATGTTAAGAAATTATAATCTTTATTTTTATAATCTTCAAAATTTATTAATATATGTGTTAATTGGATAGTACTAATAATATAAATAAAAAATAAGAATAAAAATATAATTAAAGAAGCTCTTGTTTTATAATTTTTAATAAGGTAATACAATTGTTTGTAGTTAATAACTAAAATTATTATACTAATAGCAATTTGAATATATGAAAATAATATATTTAGCGAAATAATAATTGTACTAGTGTTAGAATCATATAGTGTTTCATATTTTTCACTTGATAATATTAAATATATAAACAAAATAGCAATAAGTGTTCTAAAGAATACAAATAATAATATTCCCGCTATCATTGTGTTTGTGTTTGTGTTTGTGTTTGTGTTTGTGTTTGTGTTTTTTTCACATATATGCTTTTTCTGTCCAGATTCAAATATATCAGTGCTTGTATCATTTTTGATATCTGAATATTTATGAAAATCCATTATTTTTAATATATTTATTATAAGATATATATATATATTTTTTTAAAATATATATATTTTAAAAAAAAAAATTTTATATTTTTGGTACTAATGTAATACTTTTATAATTATATTGTAAAAAAATAATAAATATAATAATAAGTATAATTTGTATTAAAACATACCAATTTGTAAGAATAAAAAATTCTTTTTCATTATATTTTTGAATATTTTTTAATATATAAGACAAGTGTATTATACAAATAAAATAAATAAGAAATATAAAAAATATT